AGATGGACTGAAGTGGGTGAAGCTGGGGAGCCCGAACCTGACTGAGCTGCCCGAGGGAGTGAAGCTGCACGAGCATGCGCACTTCGGTAACAATTCTAAGATTCGTGGGTATCATGTAGGCGAGCCATCAGACCTTGCTTCTACAGGTGAGATTTTCGGCTCCTCTGAAGAGGCCGTCGGCGACTATTTGAAGAAGTACAATCGGAACCAACTTGAGGCGGGGCTCAACGCCGAGGGAGACGCAATGGGCCACTGCGTAGGCGGGTACTGTGACGACGTCGCTAGTCGCGGTACGCAGATCTATAGTCTCCGCGACGCGAAGAATAACCCGCACGTGACCGTCGAGGTGCGACCCAGCCGCAGCAACAAGCTGGGCGACCTCAAGGCGGGCACCCCTACCGCGTTCGACATCATACAGATTAAGGGCAAGCAGAACGCAGCACCTGTCGAGAAGTACCTGCCCCACGTGCAGGACTTTGTGAAAAGCGGGGAGTGGGGGCAGGTAGGAAACTTAGGTAACACGGGGTTAGTTCGTATAGATCCGTCGGGGGATCTGGCGATATCTTTGCGGCTGCGAAAGAAGCCCGTACCCGCTTACGTTACGCAAGACGAACTGACACAGTTGCTAAGCGATTACAGAGGAGCCTTGCCCGGTTACTACGCCGCAGGCGGCTCAGTCCAGGCGTATACTCCGCCCACCGTACGGCAGTTCCTGCTCGACAGACTCGAAGGATAGCGAATGGACCCCATCAACGACCCTGACGAGCGTGACCGCGCGGTCCCGCCGACGGACTTCGCAGACTCAGAGATGGGCGAGGAGCTCATCGCGCCGGGTATTCACGATAAGGTGAAAGACCTTCAGGAGCAGGCCGACGGTAGCGCCACGGTCACGTTCGACGAGCCCGAGGAGCCCAAGGAAGACAGCGGCTTCATGTCCAACCTGGCGGAGACTCTACCCTCCTCTATGCTCGCTGCGCTTTCCACCACGATGCTCGACGCTATTGAGCGGGACAAGGAAAGCCGCAAGAAGCGCGACGAGCAGTACGCCGAGGGCATTAAGCGCACCGGCCTCGGCAACGAAGCCCCGGGCGGCGCGAGCTTCGACGGCGCTAGCCGCGCCGTGCACCCCGTGCTCATCGAGGGCTGCATCGAGTTCTCGGCGAGGGCGATGAAGGAGCTGTTCCCGCCCAACGGCCCGGTGAAGACCGCCATTATCGGCCCCGTCACTGACGAGAAGCTGCAGAAAGCCGAGCGCAAGAAGACCTACATGAACTGGCAGCTCACCCGCCAGATTAAGGAGTACCGCAGCGAGCTCGAGCAGACGTTGACACAGGTACCGCTGGGCGGGAGCCAGTACCTGAAAATCTGGCACGATGATCGGGTGGAACGCCCTCGGGTCGAGTTCGTTCCGGTCGATGACCTACTGCTACCCTTCGCGGCGAGCGACTTTGAGACCGCCGAGCGTAAGACCCATGTCCAGCTGCTCACCACCGCAGCGCTGAAGGGGCGTATTGCCAGCGGGCTGTACCGTGAGACCAGCGTCATGAGCGCGGGCGCTCTTTCCCCTGATCAGACCGAGGCGAGCAAGGCTAGCGCCAAGGTCGAAGGTAAGGAGGAGTCAGGGCTCAACGAAGATGGGTTACGCAAGGTCTACGAATGCTACTGCGAGCTCGAGATCGAGCAGGACAAGGTCAGCAAGGGCGCTCAGCGCGGCTACATCCTCACCATTGACGACGACACCAAGCAGGTGCTGGCTCTGTACCGGAACTGGGATGAGAAGGATGATAAGAAGTCGCCGGACACGCTCTGCTGGATGGTCGAGTTCGGGTTCATCCCGTGGCGCGGCGCGTACAAGATTGGCCTCGCGCATATCATCGGGGGTCTGAGCGGGGCGCTCACAGGAGCCTTGCGGGCCATCTTGGACAGCGCCCACCTACAGAACACCGCCGGGGGCATCATGCTCAAGGGCGCGCGGCAGACGGGCAAGAACGTCAGCGCCGAGCCTACCGAGTTCACGGTGCTCGACGCACCCCCGAACGTCGACGACATCCGCAAGGTGGCGATGCCGTACCCGTTCAACGGCCCCTCCCCGATGCTCTTCAACGTGCTCCAGTGGCTTACCGAGCAGGCTAAGGGGGTGGTAGGCACCGCCAACGAAGCGATCAAGGACGCAGGCTCCGACATGCCCGTGGGGACGGCGCTGGCGCTGATCGAGCAGGGGTCGATGACGTACAGCGCCATCCACGCTCGGCTGCACAACAGCCAGCGCCGCGTACTGGAGATCCTACACCGGATCAACGCCACCTACCTCGAAGACGAGGAGACCATCGAGGAGCTAGGTAGCCTGGTGGTGAAGCGGGTGGACTTTGACGGCCCGATGGACGTTATGCCCGTCTCGGATCCCAATATCTTCAGCGACGCTCAGCGCTACGCGCAGAACCAAGCGGCGTTGGCGATGGCCGAGAAGTTCCCGCAGGCTTTCAAGCTCGACAAGTTGCTGGCGCGATCTATGCAGCTGATTCACTATCCGGAATACGGAGAAGTGATGAACGTCCCGTCGGAAGCGAAGGAGCTCTCCGACATCGTCGAAAACGTCGAATCCGCCAAGGACGACACCGAACTCAAGGCGTACCCCCAGCAAGACCACCTCGCCCACATCAAGACCCACGTGCACTTCCTGGTGAGCCCGATCTTCTGTTCCAACCCGATGATGGCAATGCCGGCGATGCCGAAGCTGCTGAAGCACGTGAAGGATCACCTACTCTTGCTCTACAAACAACATTCCCTCGCGGCCATCGAGGCCACAAAGGCTATCATGGGCGCTAAGGGATCCGTCGAAGGGGCCTCTTTCGCTGATCAGGAGCTGGCCAAGGAGCTCGCTCCGCTCATGCCGCTGCTGGAGCAAGCGCTGAAGGCGGCTAAGGAGTTTGCGCCGCAACCCCCGCCGGATCCGAAGGCCGCAGCCTCACTGAAGATTAACGAGGACAAGCTGAAGTACCAGGCACAGAAGGACCAGGAGGATCGGAAGATCGACGGGCTGATGGCGCAGGTGAAGGCGGAAAGCGACAAGTCCGAAGCAGATCGCAAGACGATGCTCGAATCTGCGCAGATTCAAGCAGACACCGCACGGTACACGCAAGAAATGCAAGTCGCCGCGCACAACGCAGCGCTGGCGGAGCAGTCCGAGGGTGAGAATCGGCGTATCCAGCTGATCATCGAGCACATGAAGCAAGACGCCGAGACCTCACGGCAGGCCCAGGCCCAGCAGACCCAGTTGATGATCGCGGAGATTACTGCGGGCCGTGAGGCAGACCAGGCAGCGATGGAGCAGGACTTCCAGGCGTACCAGGGGCACGTACAGCGCCAGTTCGACTTGATGCAAGCGCTGCTTACGCAGAAGAATGCGTCGGCGTCGGAGTCCGCAGACAAGCAGATCGCAGGCGGCACTTCTCCTCCCAAGAAGAAGAAATGGGTGATTAACCGCCACCCTCACACCGGCGATCTGCAGTCCATCGAGCAGGAAGAAGAGTAAACTACCGCCACCCACATCCTTTCTAGGAGTTAGACACCATGACCAAAGCACGCGGCGAGTACACCGTCTCGCACCTCCGCCCGATCCCGGAAAAGATGGACGAATTCATGCCTTTGTGGAACGCGCGCAATGCGGCCACGGAAGCTGGTAATCGTGAAGAAGAAGAGCGCTTAACCGCCCTGATGCGCCCGTTGCAGTTCGAGGCCAGCCCGACGGAAACTTTCCCTAACCTGCTCACCAACGTGGGCAAGAACGACTTGCTCGACAAGTACCTGAAGGGCTCCACGTATACACAGACCATCCGCATGGGCATTAAGGGCGCGGGCACGGCGGTGGTAGGCGATACCCAAGGCTCGCACGGCGGCTGGACCGAGCGCGGCGGCACCAACGCCCCCGCCTACACCGGCAACCGCAAAGACGTGACGATGGGCGCGGCGTCCGGTCAGGTGAGCACCTCCCCCACCCAAGCCTTCGCGATCACCTCCAGCGGCAACGCCGACGGCTGCTTCATCAACAACGGAGGCTCCGCCACGAAGGACGACACCACGGGCATCCTGTTCTCGGCGGGCGACTTCACCGGAGGCGCCAAGACCGTCGCCAACCTGGACACGCTCAACGTGGTGTACACGCTGACTGCCGCCTGAACCTAGGAGCGCCCTACGGGGCGCGTGCGTAAGCTGAGAGGGTACTGATGGCTGCCGTAGTAACCCTACTCGGTACTGCGACGTTCACGACGGCGAGCGGGACTAAGACCGTCACCGCTACGCCCGCCGTCGGCGACCTCATCGTTATCGTCGTCGCTAACTCGGGAAGTACAGCTTCCGTAGCGCCGACCGACAACAACAGCAGCGGTACCTACACTAAGATTACCTCCTCCGTAAAGGCGACCTCCGCCGATACGATGGAGATCTACATCCGCACCGCCTTGATAGGTGCGGCGTCTTCTACTGTATTTACGCACGCCCCAGGAACGACGACCGGGGGTGGTCTCGCCGTCCTGAAGGTGACGGGCATGACCCGGGTGGGCAGCAACGCCTCCCGTCAAAGCGCAATACAGAGCAACCAGGCTACAACAACCACCCCGACCCCGGTATTCGGCTCCGCAGCGCTTACCGCCAACGCCGTCATTGGCGCGGTGTTCAACGCCTCCAACGTCGCCGCGCTCACCCCTAGAGGCACCCCCGCCTACACGGAACGATGCGACGTAGGCTACAACACCCCGGCTTCAGGCCTGGAGGTGATGACCATTGACTCCGGCGAGACGGGCACGTCTATCGCTTGGGGCAGTACGTCGCCGTCTGCGTTCTGCGACTTGGTTCTAGAACTAGACACTTCTAACAGCTACAGCGTCACGCAAGGCGAGACCGTCACGGTCACGGACGCGCAGACGGCTACAGCGGTATTCTCTTCTAGCACGAGAGCAGAGACCGTCACCGTCACGGACGCACAAACGGGGCAGGTAGATTTTTCGACGGTACGTGCAGAGACCGTCACCGTCACGGACAGCCAAGACGCAACGGTTACGACGGGCGTCGTATACAACGTACAGCGGGATGAGACCGTAACGCTCACGGATGGGCAGACGGCGCAGGCAGACTTCTCGGTAGTTCGGGCTGAAACCGTTACCGTCACGGACGGACAGACGGTGCAGACGGTCTTTTCCGTAGCACGGGCTGAAACCGTCACGCTGACAGATGCGCAGACAGCCACTGCGACGCTCTCTGTGCAGCAAGACGAGAGCGTAACGCTCACGGACTCTCAATCTTCTATAGTCACGTTTTCAGCATCTGAAGCGGAGACTATCACACTAACAGATGCGCAGACTGGTGTCGCGGTATTCGTCGTTACGCAGGCAGAGACAATCACCGCCACGGATTCCCAGAGCGCTACAGCGGAATTTTCAGTACAGCGCGACGAGTCCGTTACGCTCACAGATAGCCAAGACGCCAGTGTAACGATCGTAATAGATGCCGACGTAGTTGAGCAGGTCACGCTCACAGACTCACAAAGCGCTATAGCGGAGTTCAACGTCACAACGAGTGAGAGCATCACACTCACGGATTCGCAAGATGCGGGGCTGTACGTCACGGCGGCGGTAGACGAGACCGTAACAGTTACGGATTCGCAGGATGCTGCTATCCACGTACCCGCCACGTACGATGTAGCAGTCGATGAGACGGTGCTGCTACTGGACAGCCAAGACGCCACCGTAGTCAACATCCCTCAGGGGCGCTCGCAGCTTTCCCGCGCTGACCTGATCGCTATCTACGAACGCGAGTGGGAAGCGAAGAAGCCGAAACCTGAGCCTGAAGCCGTGCCCGCTCCCGCACCGCGCAAGCCGAAGGTCCACCGCCTGCCCCCGAAGCCCGAGGCCGCGCCCAGTATTCTGCCCCCGGTCGAGCAGGAGGAACAGGGTAAACTTCCGGCTGAAAGCCAGGTGACTATCCCTGAGCTGGTCACAGAGATGTTGAAAGAGCTTCAGATGCCGGCCCCACGACCGGAGTCGAAGGCAGAGGCCAAGCGGAAACGCCGCAGGGCGGAGGAAGAAGAGATCGTGGCGTTCCTAGTCCAGCAAGAAGAGTTCAGCTAACCTTTGTAGGAGAAGACGATGGCAGCAGCAATCAACCAGCACAAGCGCATGGCCATGGGCCAAGGCGTGCCGCAAAACCTCGCCCGGGGCGGCTCGGTCGCGTCCCCGGTGGGCTCCAGCGGCATGGTGCCCCGTCCTAGCGGCGCGTCCCAGTCCCCCCTGGTCACCGCGCGGCACAACAACGGCGTCCCCGGCATGTGCGGGGGCGGCGCGATGAAGGGCAAGAAGCGCTGAGATGGCGGCGCTAGCCCCCGAGCAGAAGCTCATGGCGGGTCTGAAGGCTCGCCAAGCGGAGCTGCAGCACGAAGTGTTCGAGCACCCTCCGCACGACTATCCCGAGTTCATGAGGACTCTGGGGCAGTGGCAGGAGAACCAGGCGCAGCAGGAGAGCTTGCGCGTCATCATGAGAACAGCAGACGAGGAAGATATATGAGCAAATTCAAGATCACGTGGTCGAACGGTAACACCACTCATGAAGAGTGCGAGGACTGGAAGACCGTCGACGACATGGCCATGGCGCGTTGGGGTAGGAACTCCGCCAAGACGCTGCTGAACGAGTTCGCGATCAAGATCGAACTCGTGGACGCGCCGGTCGAAGAGCCCAAGGCCGAAGAGCCCAAGGCCGAAGAGCCCAGCGAGTAACTCTTTCTTAACTCATTAAGGAGCCGTTATGGCCTCTGATTCTTTCGACCCCGAAGGCGCACAAGCCCTCGCCGACGCTTTCCCCGACGTCGACCCCAACAGCGTACCCCTCGGGGCGCGCATCCTGGTGCAGCTCCGGCGCACCGCCAACACCACCAAGAGCGGTATCGTTCTCGTCGAAGAGACGAAGGAAACGGTCAAGTGGAACAACCAAGTGGCCAAGGTTGTCTCCATGGGTCCCCTCGCATTCAAGAACCGCGAGACCATGAAGGATTGGCCCGAGGGCGCGTGGGTGCAGCCCGGCGACTATGTGCGGGTGCCCCGCTGGGGCGGCGACCGTATTGAGATCCCCGTGAAGAATGACGCTCCCGTCATCTTCGTCATCTTCTCGGACCACGAGATTATCTCCAAGGTACCCGGCGACCCGTTGACGGTCCGGACCTACATTCTGTAAAGGATGAGCGCAGTCATGGCCACCGAACAAACCCCGGGCGGATCCTCCGCCCCGCCTGAAGACGATCTTCCCCTTCACGAGCACCCTGACGGCAGTGTCACAATAGGCGATGTCTCTGCTCAAGGAGCCGAGGACGATCATGAAGACGAAGACGAGCGCCCCGTAACGGGCGGCGCAGGTACCGTCGCGGAGCAGCAAGAGCTAGCCCAGGCCGCCACTGAGGACGAACGAGAAGCTATCCGCGCTCGCCGTCGCCAGGAACGCAAGGACAAACAGCAACGCGCTCGGGACCGTGAGGACAATCTGCGTACCCAGTTGGCCGCAGCCCAGCGCGCTAACCAGGCTCTTAGCGAGCGCATGGGGCTCATCGAGCGTAAGACCAGCGGGTCCGAGCTCGCCCAGCTCGACAACGCCATCAACCAAGCAGGCCAGGCTTACGAAGCCTTCAAGTCCCAGGTGGGCGAAGCGGTCACCCGCCAGGACGGCCAGGCAGTAGCCGAGTTTACGGAGCGCATGGTGATCGCACGTGAGCGTCAGCGCGAGCTCACCAACATCCGCCAACAGTACACCACGCAGCCGCAACGCACAGCTCCGCCGTTGGATCCGGACCTGGTACGACATGCGCAGAAGTGGATGGCGGACAACAAGTGGTATGACCCGCAGGGGAAGGACGTCGACTCCCGTATTGCGCTCACGCTCGACAAAGCGCTGGCCGACGAGGGCTACGCTCCGAACACCGAACGCTACTGGCAAGAGCTCAGCACCCGCGTGGGCAAGTACCTGCCCCACCGGGCATCCCCGGGCACGCCTGAACCGGGTATACTCCCCGCTAACGATACCGCAGCGAGAAACAAGCCTAGTCGGAACGTAGTAACAGGGTCAGGACGCGAAGCCTCTACCGGCAATACCGGAGGCGCTGCGTACACCTTGTCTCCCGACCGAGTGCAGGCTTTGAAAGATGCGGGAATGTGGAACGACGTCAAGCAGCGTAACGACATGATCCGTCAATACCGCGATTACGACCGGAAGACCGGTTCTAGCGGGAGGACGTAAACACTGCGATCCACTTGACTTCGACTTGCGCACGCAAGTAGACCTGAGCCCTGTCCACGATCATAGGAGGCCGCAATGGCTACCGACTCCGACACCCGCATTCGCAAAGACACCGCCGCAGAAGTTCGCGGTTCTCGTTCCGTGACCGCTGACGCCGAGCGTGAGAAAGACGCTTCGGGGATCAGCCCTGAGGAACGTGCACGTCTCCTGCGCGATGAATTCAAGCAAGAAGCTCTGCCCACCGCACCGAACATCCCTGGCTGGCATGTCTGCTGGCTCGCTAGCAACAACAACTACGACCCCATCCACAAGCGTATGCGCCTCGGGTATCAGCCTGTCATGGCTGACGAAGTGCCCTCCATGGCCGGACATCGCATGACGACGGGCGAGTACTCAGGAGTTGTTGCGTGCAATGAAATGCTGCTCTTCAAGATTCCCCAGGAAGCCTACGAGCAGATCATGCGCGAGTACCACCACGACGCTCCGTTGCGCGAAGAGGAAGGCCTCCGGGCTCAACTCGTGCGCGGCGAGAAGGACTCCCACGGTAAAGAGCTGGAACAGATTGAAGGCTTCGACGACATCGCTCAACGTCGCAGCGCACCGCAATTCGCCTAGTCGTCCCCACCTCAATTACCAGGAGTGAACAGAAATGAGTGCAGTTTCCGCACCGTTCGGCTTCCGCCCCGCGTATAACCCGATCGGGTTGGACCGCGCCAAGAAGTACACGATCGCCGCCGCGTACGGCACGGCCATTTACGAAGGCCAGCCCGTCATCCTCAACACCAACGGCACGATTACCGCTGGCACCGCCGCCGCCGACCTGCTCGGGGTCTTCGCGGGCTGCGAGTACATCGACGCCACCGGCAAGCCCAACGTCAGCAACTACTGGCCGGGCACCGCCGGAGCAACGAACATCGTGGCGTGGGTCTACGACGACCCGAACAACGTCTACGAAGTCCAGTCCGACGGTTCCATCGCGCAAACCGCGATCGGCGACCAGGCTGATATCTCCAACGCTACCGCGAACTCCAATGGCCGCTCCCAAGCGACGTTGTCGTCCACAGTCGCAACGGTGGGTGTGCAGGCTCAGTTCCGTATCGTTGGCTTCGGTCAGCAGCTGGACAACGCCCCGGGCGATGCGTTCACGATTTGCCAAGTGCAGATCGCGCGCCATCAGTACATCACCAGCAAGGTCGCCATCTAAGGAGCCATGACCATGAACTTCAATCTGAAGCAAATTGGCGCGGCCCTGAAGGTCCGCCTGCTCGCGGCGCTCTTGCCGCTCTACGCAGCCCTCACGGGCTACATGTTCCGTACCGGGCTCGCGCTCGGCGCAGCTCCAATGCGGAGTACGGACTTCAAGGCCATCGTCGAGCCGATTCTGAACAAGGCTTTCGACGGCGTCTACGATCTCCGCAAGGACGAGTGGAAGCAGGTCTTCAGGGAAGACGACGGCATTCCTCGAGCGTACCATGAAGAGCCTGTCTTGTTCGGGTTCGGGGCTGCGCCGGAACTGCCGGACGGTATGCCCGTCACCTACCAAGCGGGCGGCGTGCTCTTCCAGAAGCGCTACGTGTACAAGGTCTACGGACTGGCCTACGCGCTGACGCAAGTGCTCGTCGAAGACGGAGACCACATCCGCATCGGCGCCACCTACGCCAAGCACCTGGCGCAAGCCCTCGTCGAGACAGTCGAGACCAAGGCCGCGAACGAGTTCAACCGCGCCTTCAACGGCTCCTACGTCGGCGGCGACGGCGTGTGCCTCACCAACGCCAGCCACCCGATCATCGGCAGCACGTTCAGCAATATTCTGGCGACCCCGGCTGCTCTCAGCCAGACGTCGTTGGAGCAGATGCTGATCATGGTCCGCTCGGCCGTCGACAACAACGGCAAGAAGATCCGCCTGCAACCGAAGAAGCTGGTCATCGCTCCGTCGAATATCTTCCAAGCCGAAGTGTTGCTGAAGTCCGTCCTGCGTGCAGGTACGAACAACAACGACATCAACCCGGTGAAGTCGATGAACCTCGTCGAAGACGCGGCGGTCCTGAGCCGTCTTACCTCCCCGACCGCCTGGTGGCTCACCACCGACGCGCCGGAAGGTCTGAAGTGGCTGTGGCGTCGCCGGCTCACCAAGAGCATGGAAGGCGACTTCGAAACCGACAGCATGCGCTACAAGGCCACGCTGCGCGGCGAGTCGGGCTGGACCGACGCGCGTTGCGCGTTCGGTACGCAGGGTGCTTGAAGTAGTTCTCCTCTGATCAGTGAGTGATCAGCCTTGACACGCCCTGGAGCCCACTAGCCCCGGGGCGTGTTTCTTCTTGTTAGTAGAGCAAATTTTCATGAAGGAGCTCTAAATGCAGATCAGTGATGACCTCTTCTTGGGTCCGGCTGTCGGTCCCAATCCTCTCTTCGGTAGCGACGGCAACCCCGCACCGATGAGCCAAGGCGTCGGGCCTATGGGCCGCGTCTTCATCTGGGACGTCGTCCCGCTCACCTTGCAGGCCGCAGGCCTGGCCAGCTCACAGAACCCGGCTTCGGGCGGTTCGTTTACGCTCACGGCGGGTACCGGCGTCACTCGCGTGACGCTGCCCTCGGGGGCGCTCGGGTACGTCCTGGACGTTCCCCGGTGCGTCACCATCACCGCCGCTGGCGCCAACACCGCGACTTATCAGGTGCAGGGTTATGACCTGTACGGACAGCCGATGACTCAGAACCTCGCGGCTCCGAGTACCAGCACGGTGGCGACGACCAAGGCGTTCAAGATCGTGACCGCGATTGTCAACCTCAACACCACCGCAGGCCTCAACAACCTCACGGCGGGCTTCAACGACAAGCTGGGCCTCCCCGTCCGAGTGACGGATGTGTGCTACGTCGTTTCTATCAAGTGGGCGACCACTCTGGCGGACGCGGCAGGCACTTTCGTGGTTGCGGACGTCACCAGCCCGGCGACGGTTTCCACCACCGATGTGCGCGGGTGCTACACCCCGGCTTCGGCGGCGGACGGTACCAGGCGACTCATCGCCTGCATCGCGATCCCGGCAATCGGTAGCGGGCCGCAGGCCACGCGCATCGGGGCGTACGGCGTCACGCAGGTGTAAGCCATGAGGAGCTCAAGCGTTTCCGTAACGGGGGTTGCGGCCTCCGCGTGGTTGCCGCTGGACGCAGGGACGGTAGGTACGAATTTCGGGCTCTACCTGACCCCGGGGGCGGGCGCTACGGTCACGGTGCAAGTGACCCCGGACAACGTGCTGGATGCGTCTGTGACTCCTGTGGCGTTCGCTATCCCAGTAGCGACGCTCGTGGGTGCCACGGTCAACATAGCGGCGGCGCTGCCTCTCGGGGCTCTCGCTGTGCGCATGAACCAGACCGCCGGGGCCACCACCAGTAGGCTGCAAGTCGTCACTCAGGGCATCCGCTGATGACCACGTCAGGAACAGTAGGCCGCACCGTAATAGATGCGACTTCGGTAATCGAGCACGCAGCACGACGCTGCGGAGTCCTCGCGACCGCGCTGACCGGGGAAATCCTCCAGTCGGCGAAAGAGAACCTGTTCCTGATTCTCTCCAATTTCGTCACCAAGGGCATGGAGCTCTGGTGCATAGGCAAGGCCAGCTATCCCACCACGGCGGGCGCAGCTACGTTGGACTTAGACGTAGGGTGGGTGGACCTGGAAAACGCGCTGCTGCGTACCGTCACCTCCACGCCTGCAGATGTGCTCATTGCGGGCGGGGCCACATATACCCCTGCAGCAGCTGTATTGATCAGCTCGGCGATCCTAGAGATTGCCGCTGGGACGTACACCTACGTGCTAGAAGGCAGCCCCACCGGGGTCACCTGGACTCAATACGGCACAAAGACCTTCACCCTCAGCGCGACGGGGCGCGTCTGTATAGATGCGGACGTCTTCGTGACTTTGGGGTTTTGGCGTCTGCGTGAGACTACGGGGTCCGTAGTTGCGCCGACCGACGCCACGTTCTGCAGCGGGGCGACTGAGATCCCGATGTCTAAGATCGCTCGGGATGACTACGTGCAGATGCCGAATAAGTCGTTCGCTTCTCGACCGCTTCAGTACTGGTTCGACAAACAAGCTACACAAGCCCGCTTGTGGCTCTGGCCCGTGGCGCCGAACTCTACCCAGTACCAGTGTGTTATCTGGGGACACCGGCAGATTCAGGACGTAGGGGCGCTGACCAACACCCTCGACGTGCCCCAGCGCTGGGTAGACGCGGTGATCAGCGAGCTGGCCACGCGCATGTGTCTCGAGTTGCCCAAGGAGCTGATCCCACAAGGTCGCTACGCAGAACTTCTAACGGCTGCTGCCTCCATCCTACGCGACGTGCAAGACGCCGAGATAGATGGAGCCCCCATGCGCCTAGCGCCGAACATTCGCGCCTACACTCGGTAAGCAGCATGAGCCGCTACCTAGACACCCGAGGCCTCAGTTCGGTAGCGATCGGCGTATGTGACCGCTGTAAGCTCAAGTACAGCATTACGGAACTCATGGCAGACGGCAACGCCCCCGGATTGCGCGTCTGCGTGGACTGCCGCGACGTGCTGGATCCGTACCGACTGCCCGCGAGGAAGTCGGAAAACATCGTGTTGCGCTACCCGCGCCCTGACGAGCCGCTATCATGACTTCTTTTGTCAACATTTTTGGCGGCTCTACGATACAGGCTTCTCAGGTCGCCTACCGAGCAGTCGCGCTCGACACTGTTCCCGTACAACTGGAGTGGCCTAGCGCTTCGGTTACTGCAACTGATGTTGCAGCGCGAACCATGGACGTGACGTCTAGCATGGGCGGGGGCATCATCATGCCCGCTGCGGATGCGGCCAGTGTGGGGTATGACTTCCTGATCTCTAATGTGGGGGCCAACGCCTTCACGGTGCAGGACTTCGACCTCAACGCGATAGCTACCGTCGCGGTAGGGGAAGTCAAGTACCTCCAAATCACGGACAACTCTACCGAAGCGGGAACGTGGCGGGTGATATTATTCGGCTCAGTAGTGAATGCCGCAGATGCAGCTTCGCTGGCAGGGTCGGGGTTGACCGTTATCGGGTCTATGCTGGCGGCTTCTGAACCTGTACATGTTCTTAGTGCAGGGGTGACGATAGTCGAGGCCGACCGGGCGCAGGTTCTAGTTTGGGACAGCGGGACGGGAACCTACACGCTCCCGCCTGCCGCAGGGTTAGGAGACGGATTCTACTTCGACGTGCGCAATCAAGGCACAGGGGCTCTCGCTATAGTTGCGGATGGGGCCGAGACCATTGACGACGCCTCTACAATTACGCTTCAGCCCGCGGACTCTGCTCGAGTACACTGCTCAGGTGCGGGGTGGCATACGGTGGGACGTGGACGTTCGACGCAGTTTAACTTTTCTCTTCTTGTCAAGAATATCACAGGCGGCACAGTCACGCTGACCCCTACGGAAGCTGCGAACACTGTGCAGCGCTACACAGGCGTGCTCGTCAGCAATGCGAACGTCGTATTCCCTCCGGTAGTGTAGGTTTACTACGTTAGCAATCTGACTTCTGGGGCACATACTGTAACTTTCAAGACTGCTGCGGGGGGAACTCCGGACGTATTCGCAGTGGCGCAAGGAACGAACGCTGTTCTATTCTGCGATGGAACAAACGTCTACAACGCTACGACGACCAGCTTAGGCACCACGAACGTACTCACTCTGCAAGCAGGCACAGTGGGGGCGCCTCCGCTAAACTTTGCGGGGGATCTAACTACTGGGGTGTACCAGCCCGCTGCTGGGCAGATTGGGTTTACCTCTGTAGGGTCCAATATTCTTACCCTCACAGGCGCTGCCGCCACCTTCGCCGTACAGCCTAAATACGCCGTAGCCCCCTCGGTAGCCGCCGACCTAGCAAACAAAGCATACGTGGACAGCGTGGTCCCGGGCGGAGCCGGAGCAGGTACGGTCGCGCAGAACCCCGTAGACATCACAGCGAGCCGGGCGCTCGTGGCTGCGGATTTCGGGACGGGGGTTATGCGTATCAACGCGGCGGGCGTGGTCGCTATCACGGTGCCCACCGTAGCGGCGATGAGTCTGCCGGTCACGGCGGGTAAGCTGCGCACTATTGCCTTCGAATGCTACGGGGCAGGGATTCCGACATTCGCGGGAGCCACCTCCTCCACGTCTATCAATGGTCAGGCGGGCCCCACGACGAAGACCCCTATAGGAGGCGCTCCCGTACGTTATCAATTCGTGGTGTTGACTCAGCTCGCGCCCAGCTCTGACGCTTGGAGTCTCGTGTGAGTTGGACAAAGAACGGACTGACAGGGTCCGTTCTGGCCCTCGGGGCTAACTCAGCCCAAGTCCTGATGCCGTCGGGGAATCCTACGGGACGTAATATCGTCATCGTACAACTCACGACTAAGCATCCTTCGTATCAACCTCTCGTTAGCTTGACACACGACTTCGGCGGCAGCCCTGGCGGTACGTTCACCCACGTCAACACACAGAACCTGACGGACCCAGACGGGCAACTCATCCTTCAGTATCTATACTGGACGGAGATATCAGGTAGCGCAGGACACCAGATAGACGCAACGTTCGGGGCTTTGATCGATGACATAGCAATGTCGGTAGTGTGCTATGAATGCGGTAGTGACGGGTACATAGCAGAAGAAAACATTGGGCTCGACTACAGGACGACGTCTTCTATTCCTTGTGCCTTATTGACTACTCCAGCTAGGACGGACGGTATATCTATCGCCGTCGACTGGTACCGGGGCACAGTGACCAACGCCGCGACGGCGTCCTGGGCGTTGACCACCTCGATGGCCCCCGACTCGCCGCAAAAGGCAGTCGCGCAGCAACGGATGACGGTCGCGGGGACCAACGGGGCTTCGAGTCTCGCGCTCACGGATCCTACGTCTAAGTGGATGTCGCAGTGGATGATGTTCGCGCACTACGTGCCCCCCATCATTACCTCTAACCCCTCCATCATAGGCACTCCTACCGTCGGAGTGGCGACAACGTACACGCCCAGCACAGCGAGCTCCGGGTCTATCACTTCGCGTACCTGGTATGTGGACGGCACGCCGGTAGGAACGGGCTCGACGTACACTCCTGTTATTGGCGACTCAGGCAAGACTCTCGTTATCACTGAAGTGTGGACCAACGCGGACGGGTCCACCTCCGCCAGCAGTCCGGGTAAGGTAATAAGCTCTACCCCTGTACCGACGGTGGGCAACGCCGCCTGGTTCAACTACCTGCAGGCGGCAGGATCTATCTAGCAAGGAACAGACGTGGCAACGCAGACCTACACTTCCCTCTTAGCAGACTGCCTGCTCTATTCTGAGCGTGTGGACGACGCCGTCTTACTGTCGCAGCTACCTACTTTGGTCATGCTCGCGGAGAATCGTGTCGCTACGGATATGAAGACCGAGGGTTCGGAGCTCGTGGTTACGGGGGTGCTGACGAGCAATTCGCCTGTCTTAGACAAGCCTACCTACTGGCGCGACACGGTCAGCCTACAGCTAACCCGTCCGAGCGATGGGACGCGGTTCAACGTGCTGCCCCGGGCGTACGAGTATTGCGTCGGGTTCTGGCCTGATCGTGAGCAGGTAAGAGAGCCGAGGTTCTATGCAGACTACGACTTCGACCACTTCTTCCTCGCCCCTACGCCCGACGCGGCGTACGAATTCGAACTGAAGTATCACGCGCGACGCGACCCCCTGAGTCCCGCGCACCAGACAAACTGGATGACGCTCAATGCGCCGCAGCTTCTCTTCTACGCTACGATGCTCGAAGTATCTACGTTCCTCAAGAACGATGACAAGATCACCGTTTGGGGCAACCTCTATCGCGACTCAATCATGGGGTTGAGCAAGGAAGATTCAGGGCGTCGATCTGATGCAACCACGGTGCCGAAGTGAAAACCAACGTCTTTACCCTCACCAGCAAACCCGGCGTAAAGCGGGATGGCACTGACCTGGACAACGAATACTTTCAAGAAGCCCAATGGGTGAGATTCCAGCGTGGGCGGCCTAAGAAGATGGGCGGGTACCGAGCGATGAGCAGCGTGGTGTCGGCTCCTGTTTGTGGGGTCACCGTGCACCCTAACGCTACGGATAACCTCGCACACATCTTTAGCCACTGGGGAATACAAAGACTAGAGTTCGACCCCACCGGGTCGGGCGGAGGGCTTATAGAACGCACCCCAGCGGGGTTCACGTATAACGCGAACATGAACTGGCAGCATGATGCGATGTTCAATGCGGGCGGGGGCGGAGGCGCCGTGTTGGTTTGCGCAGCTACTCCGGATATGGATGCCATCGCTAGCGACGTTGCAGGAAAAGTATACTCTGGGCTTATAAACGATGTGGCGGTGCTCACGCCTATCTCTGACGGAGGGGGTAATATCTTGGTCTCTGGGGGCTGCTGCGTGCTGCAGCCTTTTCTCTTCGTGTACGGCTCAGACGGGCTGATCAAGAACAGCAACGCTAACGACTTTTCTGTCGCCACAGGCTGGTCGGGCACGAACGCCAACGAGGTCAATGTCGACGCCTTAAAGATAGTCAAAGGCCTCCCCGTGCGCGGCGGGGCCAACTCTCCTGCTGGGTTGTTCTGGTCTTTGTGTTCCTTAATCCGGGTCAGTTTTGTGGGCGGCACTACACTGTGGAAATACGACCCGGTAAGTACCCAGATTACGGTTCTGAGTAAGTCCTCTATTCTGGAATACGACGGGGTCTTCTTCTGGCCCGGGGTCGACCGCTTCTACATGTACACTGGAGTGGTGCAAGAGCTACCCAACGCGATGAGCTTGAACTTCTTTTTCGATAATCTGAACTATGCGCAAGCGCAGAAGGTCTGGGCGTTGAAAGTGCCGAGGTACGGAGAGATCTGGTGGTTCTTCCCCTCCGGAACTAATACAGAATGTGATTCAGCGGTGATCTTTAACATACGGGAAAATACCTGGTACGATACACGCTGCATGAGGTCAGCGGGGTACTCAGCCCAGGTATTTCGGTTCCCTATAGCTGCAGGCGGGGAAGCTGAGGATACAAGGGACACAACACTGCTCACGTACACAGTGGGGATAGGGGCCTTCGCGGCGGGGCAAACTATTACCGGAGGAACCAGCAGCGCAACGGGGCTCCTCGTGAGGTGTCTCACAGGGCAGTTGAGTGTGGTCTCGGTGACAGGGGGGCCTTTTGTGAACGGCGAGACGGTCACCAACAACGACGCCTCTGCCACAGGGACGCTAACCTCAGCCCCTCAAGCGCAGCAGCTCACCACGCTCTGGCAGCACGAGTACGGACGAGACAAGATCAAGGCGGACTCTGTCACGGCGGTCGAGGCTTACTTCGAGACCAACAACTTCCAGTGGTCTACCGGGGGCCCCGTGGAAGAGACTGCCATGGGTGCCAATGTCAGCACTCGGATTACTCGTATTGAGCCCGACTTTATCAGCTCCGGCGAGATGGAAGTCATAGTCCGGGGCCGAGGTTACGCGAACAGCGCCGTAAAGGACAGCGAGCCTTTTCTTTTCGACAACACCACTCAATACGTCAGTATGCGGGAGCAACGAAGAGAGATGTCTTTGCGGGTGAGGTCCAATGTGGCAGGAGGGCACTTTGAAGGCGGGCGCACATTGATCACTGTGGAGCCGGGAGACGAACGTGCCACTTGAACTCTCTATCCCGGACCCGTCTCTTACCCCGTTCTACAGATGGGGGGCAACTATAGTCGATGAGCTGGCGGCGTATAATGCACCCATACCTCCGGCAGAAGACCAGTGGAAACAGTGGGCTGAGCAAGTCTACGCCATCCCCGAAGTCGTGGAAGCAGGGTGCCCCAGCCCTCGGGACTATACCGACTGGCGGGCGTGGGGCCTGGCGTTCCGTCAAGTGACAGGGTGAAGCAGTATGACTCTTGAAGAATACAACGCAGCCTTGCTCGCTGGTAAGATCCAGCCGCAGAATTATAACGACTACGTGACCCTCGCGTACGCGAAGGGTAGCGACCCCAGCCTGGGCGCGGTGGGTACGAACGGCATCGCTGACGCCTACGGTTCGGCCTATGCGTCGCCGGATCGGTACAACACGTACCAAAGCGATCTTCGCTCGTTTATGTCAACGCAGCAAGATCAAGACATCAACGCTTATCTAGACGCTCACCCTGAGTATTTAGATGAAGTGCAGCAACGGCTCCAGCAAGACCAAGCCGGAGCCGGATGGGGGGAGAACTACAACCCAACGTCGTTGATGCAGGCGGTCGGTAGCGGCACTCCGAGGGAGGCGGCGTATCAGGCATTGCTGCAAACTACCTATACCCCACCGGGTAACCCGATGGACTACGCGGGGTCGGATACGACTCCAATGTTCCAGTCGCAAGACCCGTACCAGGCTTGGCGGAATACCCTGACTCCGAGTCAGCAAGCCGAGTACGACCAAGTCGCCGGAGCCAAGTACAGCAAGGGGACGTCGACAGGGCGTGGCGGCTTCCTGGCGGTACTAGCTGCGATGACTGGCGGGGCGGCGCTAGCTGCTGAAGCAGGGGCAGGGGCTGCCGCCGGAGCCGTAGGTAGCATTGGAGGTGAACTGACTGCTGGGCTCACGGCGCAGCAGATCGCAGCGCTCGGAGAAGGCATCGCGGGCAGCTCCGCCGGTGCGGCTGGGCTGGGCGGGGCGTTCAGCGGCATCGCCCCCGAGTTGTTTACGGGCGCCGGGGTCGTGGGCTCGGGGGCGAGCGCGTTGCCCGAGGCCAACATGGCCGATTGGTACCTGAATGCGGCGGGGCAGCCGATGACGTCGGCCGAGTACGCCGCCCTGAGTGCGGAGGCCGCGTCTCCGTTATCTGAGGTCGCTGCAGAACAGCTGCCGAAGGTCGAGATCAACGCTACCCAAGACCCATACGCAAACTGGGAAGGCGGGCCCCAAGGCCCCATGACCGAGACAATAGTGCCTCCCCCGCCGGTGGACCCGTACGCGAACTGGGAAGGCGGACCGCAGGGGCCAATGACGGAGACGACGGTCCCTCCCCCGCCCACGGACCCATACTCGAACTGGGAAGGCGGGCCGCAGGGGCCGATGACGGAGACGCAAGTCGTAACTCCGCCGATCGACCCTAGCACGGGATTGCCGTGGGACAAGATCATTAAGGGCGGGCTGAATGCGCTACCCTTCCTGCCTGCGGTCTTGGCCCCTCTTCTTAACAACGGTAATCCTTCCACACCCCCTACAGGGTCCACGCCCGGTCCGGCCCCGTCGCCTTTGCAGATGGGGGCTGCGCGCACCTTCGCTCCTGTGTACCACCCCGGACCGGGCGCTGGACCGTGGGAGAACCACACTCGGGGGCCGAGCGGTGCGGTAAACCCGAACGACCCGAGTGCCGCGCTGTTCGGCTACGGACAGCTACCCGACTACTTCCAACAACCCGGGCAGACCGTCTTGCCCGGTGTTCCTGCGTTGCCCTCGGGGGCTCCGCCACGGCAGATCACCGGCATGGCTGAAGGAGGTCCTGTGGTTCCTACATATACTGACCTAATGGCTCAGTGGCAACCGGCTCTGCGCATTCAGGAAAATACTCCTCCCAATGCTGAGCACTTCGCCGCTACAGACAAGATTAAAGATCTAAATGATCAAATGTACGGTCTGGGTAAGTACGCCGGGCAAGGCCCCGCTACCGGGGCCCAGCAATGGTGGAACCAACAAGACACCCTCCAAGGCCAGATGGCGGCCAGGGACAAGGCGAATTTCGTCAACTCCAACGGGCAGATGGGGTCGATGTGGGATCAACAACGTGCAGCGGAACAAGCACAACTCGCAAATCGATTCCGTTCGACACCCAACCCAGCCGACCCGCGCTTCAACCACATGGTGGGGCCGGGCGGCGGGGCGTTCGCGCTCAACCAGCAACGCGGCGCAGGCCCCATGACTCCTCCGCCCAGGGCGACTATTCCCCCTATACAGTCGGCCCCTTGGGGGTCGCAGCAAGGCATGAACCAGCCTGTGTACATGGGAGGTTCAGCCACTTTCAACGAGGCCGCTCCGCACCCCGCGATGCAGCCCTCTGAGCAAGGCATGAACCAGCCTGTGTACATGGGAGGTTCAGCCACTTTCAACGAGGCCGCTCCGCACCCCGCGATGCAGCCCTCTGCTATGGGCGGCGGGCATACCTACGCGAGTCCACCGATGATCGGCAACTCAGCGCGACCTCCGGGTATGGCCGAGGGCGGCGCAGTGGACGAGACTTCAGGACTGCCCCCGTACTGGGATCCGATGTACGTGGCTGAAGGGCCTTCTACGCAAGATGACCCTGACGTTGGCGAGCCCGTTCAAACCGACCTGCACCGTCCGCCTTACGATGACCGTTTGCCCACGCAAGACGAAGGCCCGATGGGGTGGCTGACGCGGGTGATGGCCTCGGAGAAGGGTATGACTCCGGAGGAGCTCAAGGCTTCTCGCAAGGCGAAGAATCAAGCTCTTGCGGGAGTGGGCGGACTCGGGTTCCTGGCAGCGTTGTTGCAGAAGCGTGGGGTGAACCCGGGGTTCCAATCCGCCGCGCAGCTCAAGGCGGGACTGCCCACAAATGCGAACATGTCTACCCAACAGCTCGCGAAGATGGCCTCGTATTTCAGTGCTCCGCCCCATAGCTACGTCCCCGCGCCTGGGCTGCCCGGCATCGTCCGCACTGGCGGCAAGGGTCTCGGGTACGCCGAGGGCGGGCAGCACCCCACCTTCAACTCCGCCGCTCAATCGCACGTCGATTACGGGAACGGCGGAGGGCAAGACGACCGCGTACAAGCCAACCTCAGCCCGGGCGAGTACGTGATGGACGCTGACGTGGTGAGCGCCCTGGGGGACGGATCTAACGCTGCGGGGGCGAAGGCCCTGGACGCTATGCGCCAACGAGTACGGGAGCACAAGCGCGGGGCCCCCGCTGACAGCATCCCGCCCCGGGCTAAGAGCCCTCTAGAATACTTCCGCGGAGGCCGCTGAAATGGCGCTCGAATTCTTAACCGATGGGTCGCCTGCGACCAAGAATGCGAACCAGGCTACGCAGAGCACTCTGCCGGACTGGTACAATTCGTACATACAGGGTGTGGCGAGCAAGGCGACCGATATCGCTGCGCAGCCCTATGTGAACTACCCTGGGCAGCAGGTCGCGGACTTCAACGACACCCAGCGCAACGCCTTCGACCTGGTGGACCAGAACGTCGGCAACTACGCTCCGTATATCGACTCCGCGAGCTCGGCATTCGGGGCCTCTAGCGGGTACGGGTCCGGGGCGGTGGGCGCTGCGGGGGGCAATCCCTCCGGGGCGATGGGCCAGGCGGCGATGAATGCCGTAGCGGGGCCCGCACAGAGCTGGGTCGACCCGGGCACATTTCAGAAGTACATGAGCCCCTATACGTCGAGCGTCGTCGACGAGATAGGTCGGCTAGGGAACCAGAACTTACTGCAGAATATCATCCCGCAGACCCAGGCCAACTTCGTCGGCTCGGGGCAGTTCGGTTCGACGCGCAACGCACAAATCCTAGGCCAGAACGTCCGGGACACTCAGAGCAATATCTCCGGTCTGCAGTCGAACGCACTTCAGTCGGGCTACAACACGGCGGCGAACATCTTCGGGGCAGACGCCAACCGTGCGCAGCAGCAGGGCTCACTGCAAGCGAACGCCGCTATCGGGGCTGGAGGGCTGGCGAATACTGCGGCTTCGAACGCGGTGCAGGCTAACCTCGGGGCCGGGCAACTCGCAAACCAAGCGGGCACGGGTATGAGCGCCCTGGCGCAGATGCGGCAGGCCCTGGGCATGAACGACGTGACGGCTCTGGGTGCGGCGGGTGGGCAGCAACAGGCCCTGGAACAGTCCGCGTACGACAAGTCTGTCGCCAACTTCGACGCGCAACGCAACTGGGACTGGACCCAGCTGGGCAAGGTGCAGTCCGCCGTCAACGGCGTGCAGCTCCCCACCGGACAGACCGCGTCCACCAGCGCTACCTCTGCCCCCGCAGGTACCAGCCCGTTGCAGTGGCTCACTGCGATCGGCGGGCTCTACAAGGCAATCAACCCGTAAGGTTCCGTCATGGCCGAAGACACCGAAGACACAGGCCCGGGCATCGGGTACGGTGGGCTGAGTTCTATGCGCCTCGCGGGCGCGGACCAGCTCGACCAACTCGCCAACCAGCCTATAGTCGACCCCTCCACCAAGTGGCTCAAGTTCGCCGCAGGGGCCCTGGATCCGTCGGCGGGCGGCAAGTTCGGCAACGCGATGGGCAACGCCGTAGGGGCGCTGGCGGGGCAGCAGAACGTAGAGGCAGAGCTCCGCGCTAAGTACCTGCCCATCGTCGCACAGGCGCTGCTCATGCGGCAGCAGCAGGCGATCTCTATCCAGCAGCATCAACAGAAGCTGCTAGGCGACTGGGACGCCGCGCTGACGGGGCAGCTGACAGGGTTGCTGCGCAAACCCAGCTTTACAACGGAAGACGTACAACGCACTATCGGAGGGGTGGTGCGTCTGGGGCAGGTACATCCTGCGTTTGCGCTCCAATACTGGCAGAATATGCCGAAGGATAGCCCGGAGGAGATGCGCGCGTACATCATGAGCAAGGCCATAGGCGGCATGGGTAGCAACGAGCGCGTCGGCGCTGTCTCGCCGAAGGTCGAGCTGAAGAACCCGAACGAGGGCTTCACCCCGGCGAACATTAACCCCAACGCTCCGCAGCCCGTGGGTCCGATGAAGGGTGGCATACCTCCTACTCTCACGCCGAAGGACCGACTGCCGGTAGGGGTAGACACCCCGCAGGGCCCGATGGTACGCGATCCGGTAGAGGGTACCGCTGCGTTTGTCGGCAGCCCGGGGGCACAGGCGCTGTCGCAAGGCGCCACGCGTGGGTTACTGCCCGAGCCGCTCGTGGGAGCGCCCGGTGGCGCCCCGGGCCAGCCTACCCCACAGGTGCCAATGCCGGTTACGCCGCCCCCGTCAGTTTCGGCACAGCAAAACCTAGCGAGGAACGAAGCCGACAAGGGCGCGGGCACTTCGTTCTCTAAGTACGAAGATGCGTTGAACGCAGAGGTGAGTACGATGAGCGACTTGGTATTCCGTACCAAGCAGCTGCAGGAGTACGCAAAAGCCTTCCGTACCGGCGCCACCGGTGATATCCGTTCTAAGGGCGCTGCGTTCGCTAAGGACGTGGCTCTCAGCCTGGGCGCGTCGCAGCAGTACGCAGATAAACTCGGTAACGGCATCGCGGGTGGCGACGTAGCCTCCGCGCAGGCGTTCCATAAGCTGGCCGTGCAAAGTGCGATGCAGTCCCTCAAGGCCGCCGCAGGCCCGGGTCAGCGGTTTACGCAAGCCGAATTCCAAAAGTTCCAAGACGCCAACCTCAACCTCGATATGGATCCGAGGGCGATGGAGACGATCTCCAACTTTGTCATGGACCAAGCTCGCAAGGTCTCTGCGGAGCAGGAGTTCGTCGCCAAGGCCCGCGCCGCCAACATGCCTATCCCGCAGATCCGAGTTGAGTGGGAACGTGAAAAGGCGAAGATCAACGAGAACCAGCCCGTCAAGATAGGAAACGTGCTGAAGGGTACTATCGGACCGTCCAGTCGGACTCGCATTGGAACTGACGTCGACGGGCGAAAGATGAAACTCAACGCAGCAGGTCAGTGGGAGTATGAATAATGGCGCTGGTCCCGCTCGATAAGATCCCTCAGCAGTACCGCGCGGAAATCCTGCCCGGTACCGACGCCTTTAAGGCGTACGCCACGGAACTAGAGCGCACGCATGGGCTGGAGCCGGGCACGTTGTCGAACGCCAAGTACGCAGTCGCGCCGGACATCGATGGACTAGCGTTGCTGAAGGCTGCGGCGCTAGACGCGAAGAAGCACCCCGTCGCCCCTGACCCGTCGGAAGGCGGGGGCACGTTGCAGTTCGGGCCTTGGGACACGGGGATTAAGACCCCGCAAGGCGTCGAGCGCACGCTCGCGGGAATCGGTAAGTCTTTCTCGGACACCGGGCTGGGCGTGAAGCAGGCGCTCGGGCTCGCGTCTCAGGACGAAGTGTCGGAGCGGCAGAAGCTGGACAAGCCGCTGATGGACACCGGGGCCGGGATGGCGGGGAACGTGATAGGCTCGCTGGCGCAGACCGCCTTGCCCGCTACCGGGCTGCTCAAGGGCGCCAACGCGGCGGTGCAGGGGGCCCGGGCAATGAGGGTCGCCAACGCGACGAGGGCAGGTCTAGCGGGCACCGCTGCGGCCACCGTGGCCAACCCACTGACCCAGGGGGCAATCGTTGGCGGCGGGTTCTCAGCCGCGCAGCCGGTAGAGGAAGGCGGTTCCCGAGGACTCAACACGGCGACGGGCGCGGGACTCGGCGCGGCGGGTACGGGCGTGACGCTCGGGCTGGCAGCTGCGGGGCGAGCTGCAACGGAAAACGCT